AAGGCCACCATTCAGAACGCGATTGCATCGGGAACTTACGCCTAATGATTCACATCACTCTGCCCTCGGGCGCTTCCGCCGACCTGCGCCCCGTGTCCGAGGTCACCGAACGGCAGCGTCGGCCTATCAAGCGCATTCAGGCCCAGCTAGCCGCGCGCCCCGCGTTCGCCGCCGCTGTGAAGGAAGCGCAGGCCATTGCCAAGGCTGCGGGTACCGTCCTCGACCCCGAGGCGGAACTACGGATCGCCGCCGGTATGGGCGACGCATTCGACCTTCTAGAGGACCTGAACGACTCCCTAGTGGCCGCGCTGGTCGCCGGTTGGTCGTACGGGTTTGCCGTGACCGTTGACGGCGTTCAGGACGTGCCCGGGGCCGACCTCGACGCGCTACGCAAGGAATGCGCCCCGTACCTGCCGCAGCTACTCCCGGACTTTGAGCCGTCGGCGGACGCTGATTCCCCTATCGCTCCCTCTGGCGCCTAAGCCAGGCTCTAGAGGGGACTTTCGAGTTTCCCGCCGAGGCGCTGCCTCTTGAGGACTACCGGACGTGGCGGCTATGCACCCTCATGGGTTGCCGCCCGTCCGACCTCGACGACGAATCGGCCGTGAAACTGGATTGGCTACTAGCCGTAGATGACGCCGTGTCCCGTGCCCGCGCTAACAAGGAAAGGGCGGCGGCGAATGGCTAATGAGGCGTTCGGCGCCCTAATCGAGGGTGCCAAGGCTGCCGAGGCGGAATTGATCGCCATGGATAAGCGGGTTGACCTCGCGACGGTCGCCGCCATTAAGAAAGTGCAGTCACTCACTCGGGCCCGTGTCCGGTCGAGGCTGCGAGGTCGCGCCCGCTGGAATCACCGTGGGCAAGGTGTGGCGTTCCCGTTCATTACGAGAGTGGATATCAACGGTGGCGGTTCCGGCCACGTGAACCGTTCGGGTGGCCCGGGGCGCTTTACCGGCACGCTGAACGGCGCCGTGCGCGCTAGCCGTAAGCCCCGCCTAGAGGGCAAGGGCACCTATTCCGGCGTCGTGTTTATGGGCAGCAAAGTTGCCCCCGTCGCGAACGTCTATAAGGCCCGAGAAGAGGCTAATCACCCGTACTTTGCCCCGGGCGTGAATTCGGCCAAACCGAAAATGCCCATCGTGTGGGAAAAGGCATGGGCGAAAGCCACCGCAACCAAATAAGGGGGTAACCGATGGGTGCGTTGCCCCCGATCTTTATCGAGTTCCTAGGTAAGAAGACTGGGTTTTCCGCCACCGCAAAGGGTGTCCGCACCGAGCTAGCCGAGGTCGAGGCGCAGGGCGGCGGGCACATGAAGCGCCTTAGCGGCGTTGCGAGTGCTGCCCTACTCGGAATCGGCGTGGCGGCGGGCGTTACCGCTGTCAAGACAATTCACATGGCTGCCGACTTTCAGACTTCCATGACTCGTGTTCGCACGGGTGCGGGTGAGTCGGCGCAGAATATGAAACTCGTGTCAGACGGCGTCCTCGCCATGGCGGGGCAAGTCGGCCAGTCGACACAGCAGCTAACGCAGGGCCTCTATACGGTCGAGTCTGCCGGTTACCACGGCAGTGCAGCGCTACAGGTACTCAAGACGTCTGCGCAGGGTGCAAAGGTGGGCGCTGCCGACCTCGGCACGGTTACCGACGCTGTGACGACGGCGCTAAACGCGTATCACCTAAGCGCCAAGGATGCCGTACCGACCATGAATGCGTTGGTTGCGACCGAGGCCGAGGGCAAAACCAACATGGAAGCCCTAGCCGGTTCCATGGCCTCGATTCTCCCCGTGGCCTCGGCGGCACATGTCGGCCTTAACGAGGTTCTCGGCGCCATGGCCACAATGACGTCGCAGGGTACTTCCGCCGACGTGGCAGCGACCTACCTACGGCAGACGATCGGGCAACTCTCGAACGCCACGCCCAAGGCTGCCGCCACTATGAAGGGGCTAGGGCTCGACGCCAACAAGGTTGCGCTAGAGCTAGGTCACAAGGGCCTCGCCGCCACGCTGGAAACCCTTACGGGCGCCATCAAAAACAAGATGGGTCCCGGCGGCACGGTCCTTATCGACACGCTGCAAAAAGCGTCGAAGAATTCCAAGGACTTTAACGGCCAGCTCAACAAGATGAGCGGTTCCCAAAAGACGTACATCGGCGCCCTCGCGACCATGGTCGGCGGCACCAAATCCATGATGGGTGCGCTACAGCTAACCGGCTCGCATATGAAGACGTTTAAGGACGACGTCAAGGGCGTTGGCGACCACGTGCGAAAGGGCGGTAAGTCGGTCGAGGGTTGGGCCGACGTACAGAAAACGTTCAACCAGCGCATGGCCGAGGCCAAGGGTTCCATGCAGTCGCTCGGAATCTCAATCGGCCTCGCGCTGTTGCCCGCAGCGACAAAGCTAATGGCGGGGTTCGCGAAGATAGCGGGGTTCCTTGCGAGGAATCACACGCTGTTGTTGCTGTTCGCCGCAGGGCTTACCGCAGTCGCAATCGGTCTAGCGGCGGCGAAAATCGCCACGATCGAATGGACCACGGCACTAGAGATAAACCCGGTCTTCCTGATAGCTACGGCAATCGCGCTTTTGGTGTTCGGCCTAGTCGAATTGGTCCTCCACTGGAAGCAGGTAGCGGCGTGGCTTTCCGGCGCGTGGAAGTCAGTCGTTCACGGCGTCGGCGAGGCTTGGCATTGGCTAGCGGGCGAAACGTCGAGTGCCTGGCACGACATCGTGCATTGGGTGACGTCGGCGTGGAATTCCGTAGCGTCGTTCTTTTCCTCGGCGTGGCACGCTGTGGCCGACCCGATAGTGAATGCCTGGCATTGGGTGTCCCGGGTCACCTCGACGGTTTGGAACGCAATAGCCGGGTTCTTCAAAAAGTGGTGGCCCCTGCTGTTCGTGATTTTCTTGCCGTTCGTTGCGCTAATCGTCGCGCTGTGGAACCACTTCCATAAGCAGATCGAATCGACGGCAAAGACCGTATGGAACGCCCTAGCCGGGTTTTTCGAGTCCATATGGCACGGCCTAGCCGACGCGGCAAAGTTCATATGGGGGCTCATAAAGTCGTACATCGTGCAGCCGGTCGAGGAAGTGTGGCGCTACCTCAAGGCAGGTTGGCACACCTTTGCCGGGTGGATGTCTACGGCGTGGCACGGCATTAGCTCCGTAGCGTCCTCGATTTGGGGCTCAATCAAACGCAACATGATTCAGCCGATAACCGATACCTGGCACACGATCACTCGAATCATGGGCCAGGTAAAGGACGCCATTTCCGGCAAGCTGCATGAGGCGTTCAACGCCGTAAGGGACGTCGGTAAGTGGTTCGAGTCCATCGGTACGTGGATTGTTCACGGCATCGTTTCCGGCATCGAGGGTGCGGCCGGTTCGCTGTTCGGGTCCCTTAAGGATCTAGCCTCGAACGCGCTGAGTTCGGCTAAGTCGTTCCTCGGCATCAACTCGCCCTCGCGTGAGTTCGCCGAACAGGTCGGCCACTGGATTCCCCACGGTATCGCCGAGGGTGTCCGGAACTCCGCCCACGCTGTGAAGACTGCCGTAAATGAGGCGACCGGCGCAGCCCTCGGGCGCGTCAACGTCGGCGGGCAGATCTCGCTAGGCATGGGCACCTCGGGCGGCTACGGCGGCACTACGACCGTTATTAACGTGCACGTCGAGGGTTCCGTCATGGCGGAACAAGACCTACGGGACGTGCTACAGCGCGAAATGTTGCGCCTCGGCGCCCGCAACTCGGGCACGTGGCAGCCGTACCGGCGCTAACCAAGAAAGGGGCACCTACTAGTCACTAGTAGGTGCCCCCCTCTTTTGAAGGTGGAACCTTGACTATCTCCGCAGTCGGCGGCCTCGCGCAGAACCACGGCACGGGCATTACAACGGTGGCCGTCGGGTCGCCCGTGGTGGGTCATACGCTGGTCCTGGTCGTGCGCGTGTCCTCGACGACGATCAACGCCGTTTCCGTCACCGGTGGGCTAGTCAGTTCGTGGGCGACCGTAACGGGCTTCACTGACACGCTTACCGGCGCACATGTCGACGTGTTTTACGGGACGGTTACCGGTACCGGTTCGTCGACCGCAACCATTACGTTCAGTTCGTCGAATGCGGGCATTTCAACCGAGGTTGTTTCGCAGGAATTCGCGTCCTCGATTCCGGGTGCGTCGTGGGTAGTTGCCGCCCCGGCTGCCGACATTGACGGCACGGGCACGGCGCTTACGTTCCCCTCGATTACGGCTGCCGCAGGTGGACAGCTCTATTTCGGCTACGCGTTCGTTGCGGGCACGGCTGCCGCCGGTTCAACGTCCGGGTATACCTACGCGGTTACCACGGCCGGAAACCTCGTTACGTTCAACCCTCTAGCCTCGGGGGTGAATGCCCCTACCGCCACGCAAAGCCCCTCGGGCAACTGGTCGGCCGTTGGCTTTGTGCTGAACGACGACGCCCCTACCGCCCCGCCGACCCTTAACCAGAATTTCCCGCAAATGGAATACGGGTGGGGCGCGCTGTGGAATTGCAATGCGGGTGACTCGCCCCTAGACCGGTATGTCGACGTGACGCCCCGCACGCAAGGGACGATCGGCACACAGCGGGGTAGGCAGTACGAACTAGACCTAGTTCAGTCGGGCACGCTGCGCGCGTCTCTGACGTCCTCTGACGGCGCCCTCGACCCGAACAACGCGGGGGGCCCGTGGGGCGGTCACATATGGCCGTATCAGCCTTTCCGGGTGCGTGCACAGTGGCCACCGACCGTGAACATTCTTGCCCCGGTCATAGCGAATGGCGGCGACGGGCAGCCGACCGGCGCACTCAATGCCGGAAACAACGGGCAGGATGTTCTGACGAACACCGACCCCGCTACCGGCAGCATCGTTGCGAGCGCTAGCGCCTACTCGGGCAGCAACGTCTTTCAGTTCTCGGTACCCGCCTCGACGGCCGTCGGCAAGCGTATTTGCTTCACCCCGCAGCCTGCCGTGTTGCCGAACACCAGCTACACCATGACCATGCGGGTTCGGAATATCACCGACTCGACCAGCCTCGACGTACAGCCGTTCATCGGGTGGTATGGGCCCCCGCCCGCCGCTCCGCCGACTGCGTACGTGAGTGGCCCCGTTGCGACCCTCACCGGTTCCTCGGTGGCCACCGGGTGGACGACCATTACGGTTACGGCCACCGCCCCGGCTAACCCCTATGGCATGGCTGTAGGCGTTTCTGTGGCGACCTCGAACAGCGCCACGTGTTCCGTTCAGGTCGACGGGTGGCAACTCGAAAAGGGGACGACGGCTAGCGCGTTCGTGTCGCCCGGCACGTGGTACCCCATGTACGCCGGATTCATTGAGCGTTGGCCGCAGTCTTGGGCGCTAAACAACACCCTCGGCATGGTCGAGCCGACCGGCGTCGATGCTTTCGCGCTGTTGTCGCAGCGCATCTTGCGCGCCCCGTTCACAGAGGAAATCTACCGGCGTAATCCGTCGTTCCTGTTCACCCTCGGCGACCCGTCCGGCGTGCAGTCGTTCGCCGACTCGACGGGTAATTTCCCGGCACCTCAGATCAACAGCGGCAAGTTCGGCCCGGGTTCGCTCACGTCGGGCAACTCGATTACCTCGTCGTCCTCGACGGGCGCCTACACGGGGTCGAGCGGCAGCGTCGTGACTATCTCGAACAGCAACCCGGGTTCGCCGACGCCCGGACCGGCGTCGTTCATCTCTCTGTCGGGTGCGGGCATTCGCGGACCGGTCACCCCGACCACATGGACGCGCATGGTTGCGTTCCGCTACACGGGGCCGACGCCGACCGACCGCGCTGTCATTTGGTCCACCATGGACCGGCAGCGATCCGGGGGTTTGCCCTCGGGTTCTCAGTTTTGGCTAACGATCGACAGTTCCGGCAAGTTCTACGCGGCGCTAGGCGGTCCGACGGGTAACAACGTCACCGGGTATTACCCGCAGGTGGGCGGCTCGACTGTTTCCGTGAATGACGGAAATTGGCATCTAGTCGGCGTGTCGATGAACGCGACGACCGGCGACCTATGGGTTTCCATCGACGGGAACAGTTCCTATTGGGCCAATGCGGGTGCACATAACCCGACTAAGTGTCTGAGTGACGCCCTCGGCAACTGGATTGATGACACGACCGGAAACGGGTCGGTGTGGAATTTCAAGGGCGACATTTCTTACGCAATGGAATTCCCGACGGCGCTAAGCGGTTCGGATTTCACGACCATTTACAGCGCGTGGAAGAACTCATTTTCGGGCGACTCGACCGACCAGCGGTATGCGCGCATTCTGACGTACGCCGGTTACAACGGGCCGTCGACCATTCAGACGGGTCTGACTACGTCTATGGGCCCGATGAACACCGACGGGCAGGATGCACTGAGCGCCCTCGGCGACGTGGTCATTACCGAGAACGGTGAGCATTACGTAGACCGGGTGGGATCAATCATCTTCCGGTCGCGTAGCGCACGCTACAACTCGACGACGCCCGCATACGTGTTCGGCGAGAACGTGTCGGCGGGTGAGTACCCGTACGAAGAAGTAGAGCTAGATTTCGACCCGACGCACCTCGCGAACCTCGTGCAAGTCACGCAGTCGTCGACAAACCAGGTATTCACCGCAGCCGACGCGACCTCGCAGACGAACTATTTCCCGCGCACCATGCAGCGTGATGTAAACAGTTCCTCGGCGCTGGAATGCCAGGATGCAGCCGGTTACCTCATGAGCCGGTACAGGAACCCGCTACCGCGCGTGTCCACGCTGAAACTCCACCCGGCGGCGAACCCGTCACTGTGGCCCGTGTGCCTCGGCCTCGAACTAGGGGCCCGAGTGCGCATCATGCGTCGCCCCCTCGGCGCGCCCGCCATTCAGATAGACGCGTTCGTCGAAAACATTGCATGGAACCTCGACGACAAGGGCGAGGCGTTCCTCACGCTGCAATGCTCACCGGTCGACGCCACGCCGTACGCGTCCTTTGCCGCATGGCGCACGACGCTGAACGGTGGCATTTCGTCCGGCGCGACCACCATCACGGTTAACGCGTCGTCCGACACCGTGAACCCCCTTGCCGCGCAAGTCGGTTACGGGCAACAGCTTGTGTTGGGGCTAGGGACGGCGAACGCCGAAACCGTCACGGTCCTGTCTGTCGGCGCGACCTCGCCCGGCTGGACTACGGGCACCATCACGCTGCAAGCGGCGACCACTAAGGCGCACAGCGCCAACGATGTTGTGAGTGAGCCCCTACCGACGGGCATCACATCGACCTCGACCTATGACACCCTCGCGAAACTCGACTCTGTCGCGTTCGCCTACTAGCCGGGTGGCCACCTACTAGTCACTAGTAGGTGGCCCCTAGGGGGCACATCTTGTCCAACATTCCCATTCC